TCGCCGCCAGCAACTTCGGCTGGGCCACGACGATCGCCGACTTCGGCGCCGGCGACAACGAGGGCCGCGAGGCAACTTTCGATTGGGCGCAAGACTTCATCGTGACGGTGCGCTCGGTTAAGGATCTACTCGGCATCGGTGGGCCGTCGATTATCAGCGGGCCGGCCGTGCTCGTGCGCGGCATCTATGACACCGGCAGCGAACAGAGCGAGGCGCCGCAGTATGGTTTCGGCGACTTCGCCAATCAGAACTTCATTGGCCCGGCAGCATTCAAGAGCGTGAATACTGGTCAGGGTGAGACGCTCCCAGAGGGCTGGGTCGATACGGTCTTCCCGGCCAACTATCACATTTTTCTCTATGACGAGCCGAACGCCATGATGGTTGTCGTGCAGACCGGCCCGGTTCGCTATCAGTGGATGTACTTCGGCCGCGTCGTGAAATTTGGCAACTGGCTCGGTGGCGGCTTTTATGGTGCAAGCGGTGTTGCCGGCGTGACAAGTGGCGGCGGCCAACAAAGCATGCCGGCCTACAGTCTGAATGGGGAGAGCGAGAACCGCAGCCACGCTCCCTTCCATCGTGTGCGGACCGACTTCAACCGGAATGAGCAAGGCTGGGAAGTTACCAACACCCGCATCCATTGTGACACCGGGACCAGCGAAGTGGAGATCGACGATTTTCCGTGGACGCACAATGCAGACCGCAACCCGGGCACACTCGGTGGCGGTGATACCGACATCCGCGAGGGCGTTGCCAACGTGCACTGGTCGCCGTTGCCGGCGCGTACGCCGAATCAGTTCAACGAGATTTCCGTGATGACGCCGTACTGGGTGCAGACGCAGCGCGAGGCCGATGTTTGTCTGATTGCCCGTGCTCCGCACATTCGCCACATTGCCTTCGACAACTTCAACCCGGGCGACACCTTCGAGAACGGTACCGAGCAATGGATGGTGTTTCCGTATTTCGAACGCGAGGGCGTCACTGGTTTGTGGGGCATGGCGGTACGACGATCTGCGGGTAGCTGAATCATGGTCGCGATCGCCGCGTTTCATGTGGGCGCGATCGGCGTTCAGGTCGACAACCCGAACGTCAATCCGGAGCAATTCAATACGGCACTGCCGACGCCGGAGCTCGGCAGGCCAATCGATGGCGGCAATGCTTCGCTGCGGATCTCCGGCCAGCCAATCACGCTGAGCGCCCACTCGGTCGTCGTGTTTCATGTGCAGTCGTTCGAGGATGATTTCTACGATCGCATCTGGCGCATTCCGGAGAGCCTCGACTTCGGTTATGTACCGTCTCTGAGCACGCGCTCGGTCAAGTTCTGGAATGCCTGGTACTCGCAGTCGGTGACGTTGACGTCGATCGATGCTCTCGACGATGAAGGCCTGACGCTCGACGCCGATACGCCGCCGCAGGTATTCCTGCCGAGCGAGCAGCGCACCTACAGTGTCGATGCCACGCCGGACGGTCCGCCGAATATAGACGCGACCTACACGTTCAACTTCGGCAGCGTGCCGGTGCCGCTGTCGGTAACTGGTGTTCGCATCGTGCCGTGGACCTATGAGCCGAACTGGATCGAGCCGGTGCTCGAACGGCCGAGCTGGCTGACCGATGTGCAGACGCACCACGACGGTAGCGAGCAACGCCGGCAGCTGCGTGGCGGCGCGCGTGTCGAGTGGCAATTCACCTACGACGTCGACGGCGATCGGCGCCGCCTGATTGAGAATGAGATATTTGCTTTCGGTAGCCGCATCTGGGCGGTGCCGGTATTCACCGATGAGCAGCAACTTGGTGCGCCGCTTGCGATCGGCGCGCAGAGCATTCCGGTCGCGGCCGCGGGCATGGACTACCACGTCGGCGGGCTGGGCATGTTGTTATTGTCAGACGGTACGGCCGAGGCCTTCCAGGTCGATGCGATCGGCTCGGACAGCATTGATCTCAAAAGCCAGCTCGAGCTCGCCTGGCCGGCGAACAGCAAAGTGTTTCCGGCGCGGGCGTGCTATCTCCTGGACCCGCGCGGCTACTCACGTTTCACGCGAGAGTACGTGCGCGGCATCGCCCGCTTTCAGACGGCCGAAGAGGTGGATGCCGAGGAATTGATCGAGGCGACCTATCGCGGCCGGCCGGTACTCACGGACGAGCCAAACTGGCTGGACGCGCCGACGATAGACTTCGCCCATAAGATCGGGCGAGTCGATTACAACGTCGGTCGCGCGTTCGTTTTTGATCACGCGGGAATTGCGTTGCCGGCGATTCGCGTGCTGTGGACGGCGCTCGATCGCGCCGAGTCAGAGTTCTTGCATCAATTTATTTGGGCTCGCCGCGGCCGGCAAAAATCTCTGTGGGTGCCGACGTGGTCTGCCGATCTGCGAGTACTTGCCTACGACAACTCGACAGCGCACCTCGACGTCGCGTTCTGTGGGCTCGTGGATCTGGCGGCCGCCAGCGTGCATCGCAAGGATCTGCGCATCCAGCTCACCGACGGTAGTGTGCTCTATCGGCGCATCACTTCGGTCGCAACCGTCGTCGAAGGCGTTAGCGAGCGGGCGTTCCTGGATCAGTCACTTGGACAGGTGCTTACGTCCGAGCAGTTCGATCGACTGAGCTGGCTTATACTGATGCGGCTGGATCAGGATACCGTCGAGATCGCCTGGTCAACGCAAGGCACGGCGCAGACCGTGCTCAGCTTCAAGGGGCCCAAGCATGCCGTATGACACGCTCGAGCGCAGTGAGCAAGATGCCGCGCCGGTGGAGCTGTTCACGTTCACCGTCTACAACCAGCAGTATCTGTTCACCAGCGCGAGCGATGACCAGCTCGTCGATCTTCGCAGCTACGAAGCACAGCCGATGGAAATGACGGAGCCAGAGCAAACCGGCGAGATACCGCGCAACAACATCACGATCAAGACGCCGCAAAATCATCCGATGACGCAGTTCTATGATGGCCGGCCGCCATCGACCGTGGTGCTGTTGCAGGTCGTTCGATATCACCGCGGCGACAACGAATCGATTTCCTATTGGAACGGGCGCGTGCTCTCGTGTAAATACCGTGGCGATGAGGCGCTGTTCCATTGCGAGAATATCTATACGAGCTTGCGGCGCACCGGCTTGCGACGTCTGTACGGTCGGGGCTGTCCCTATGATCTCTACGGGCCGGAGTGCCACGCAGCCGAGGTTGCTTTCCGCCAAACGATTGTTCTCGACGCTGTCACGGGTATCGAACTCGAGGCTGATGCGTTGGACACCGGCTCAGACATCGGCCGCTATGGCGGCGGCTTCATCGAGTGGGAGCCGACACCCGGCGAGCTGGTCAGGCGCGGCATCCTTTCGCATAACGTGCGTTCGATATTCCTGACCCACGAGATCCCGGACCTGGTCGCCGGCGCAAACGTTTTTGTGTATCCAGGCTGCGGGCACAATCTCTTGGATTGCAATGACTTTTTTAACAACATCGAAAACTACGGTGGGCTCGCACCGTACCTGGCCGGCAAAAATCCGTTCGGTCAAAACAGCGTCTTCTGATGGTCTGGCCGACGATCGTTTGGTGGTTGATCACGCTTGTCGTCAGCATCGCGCTGGCGCCGAAACCGCCGCGCCCGAAGCCTGCCGCGCTCGAAGACTTCGACTTACCGACGGCCGAGATTGATCGGCCGCTGCCGGTGTTGTTCGGCACCAAGCGCATCACCGGCCCCAACGTCTGTTGGTACGGCGACTACAAAACCACCAAGCTCAAGCATCGCTCGCTCTTTAGTTCGACGACGATCGGCTATAAGTATCATCTGGGGATTCACTTCGGCATGTGCTACGGGCCGATCGATGAGTTCAGCAAGATCGAGGTCGGCGATAAAGAGGCTTGGTCTGGATCGGTCACGGCCAACACGCAGTTTGATATCGAAGAGATCGATCTCTTCGGCGGTGACCGACGCGAGGGCGGCATGTTCGGTCGGCTGTCGGTGCAGATGGGAGCGGATACTCAGCAGGCGAATGCGTACATGGCGGGACAGGTCGGCGGACCGCTGCCGGCATATCGCGGCATGTTCGGTCTGGTCTGGGAGCGTGGCACCAAGACAGTCGGCTTCATTACAACAGAGCTTGGCTATGTCGGCAATTCTCCGTTCCTGAAACCTTGGGCGATCACGGCCAAGCGCATAACGCAGGGCTGGTTCGAAGACAATGTTTGGTATCCGGACAAGGCCGAAGTGCCCGGGCAGGGCATGAACCCGGCCCATATCATTTATCAGGTGCTCACCGATCCACGCTTCGGCGAGGGCGCATTGCTGCAGCAGATCGATGAAGACAGCTTCCGCGCCAGCGCGGATGCGCTGCACGCCGAAGGCTTGGGCCTTAATCTGTTGTGGACGCGTCAGCTCGAGCTCGATCAGTTTCTCGAAATCGTAATCAATCACATCAACGCCGTGCTGGCACACGACCCGGTCAACGACAAGTACGTCCTCAAGCTGCTGCGCGGTGACTACGATCCGGACATGCTGGATGTCTTCGATCAGTCGACCGGCGTGCTGCAAGAAGACGACACGCAGAGCTGGGGCGAGACGGTTAACGAAATCACCGTCACGTACACAGACCCGGATACGCTCAAGTCGACGACGATCACCGTGCACGACCTCGCCAACATCCGTGCGCAGGGCGCGATCGTCAGTGAGCAGGTTGATTACAGCGGGCTGAAAGATTTCGACCTTGCAAAAACCGCCGCCGGCTTCGAGCTGCGCGAACGAGCGACGCCGCTTAGGCGTGGCCGCTATGTCGCCGATCGTAATGCCTGGACGAAAACCGTTGGCGACGTGTTCAAGCTCGACTGGCCGCCGCGTGACATTCAAGGTCTTGTTTGCCGCGTGCTCAGGATCAGGCAAGGCACGCTCGAGCACGGCAAGATTACGATCGACTTCGTGCAGGACATCTTTTCGCTGGGCGGCATGGACTATGCCATCGCACAAGCGAGCGGTGACGAGGCAGCCGATATTCCAGCGAGCGCCGATCCGGACACGAATCCGAACGTACTTAGCAGACAGCAGAATTCGCCGCCGGTCTCACCCAGTGATGGCGATCGCTATCTGTTACCGCAGGATCCACCGGCGACCGGCGCCTGGGTCGAGCATGAAGGGCAAATCGCCGAGTGGGATGACGACGAGCAGACGTGGGCGTTTATCGATTTACCTGAAGGCATCATTCTCTACGACGAAGATACCGGCCAGAGCGTCAGGACAGATAGCGACGGCAACGTCGACCCGTTCGAACCGGGCGGCGATGGCGGTGTAGCGTCGACCGGCCTGCCTGCCGGCGGTGCCCGCATTGAGCGCAGCGTGGCGCAAACCATCGATGGCTCGATTGCCGAGCCGATCGTTTGGGATTCACAGCTCTATGACACTGAGGACTATTGGCCCAACGGCAGCGAGTTCTCGCAGCTGGTCGTGCCGTTTAGTGGCCAATATC